ACGTGACTGGAGTTCAGACGTGTGCTCTTCCGATCTGACGAAACCTCCTCCGGCTTTGAGTGGTCTGAAATGGGTATGGCAAACCTGTTCGGTATGCTCTACAACCGAGAAGCGCGATACTGTACCGAACACAAGAGTTGGTATACCTATTTTGAGGGGGCATGGCGTAAAGACGAGGGCGCAATCCTTGTCTCCGAGAAAATCAAGGACTTTGTGCGCTTGATGATACTATACTGTGGCGAGATTACGGACGATGATACCCGCAAGGCGTATACCTCGTTCGTAAACAAGATGGGTGACAGGCGTATGCGCGACCGCATACTCAAGGACGCTACGGGCGAACTCCGCATTTCCGCTACGGATTTCGACTCTAACCCCTACCTCATCAACTGTCTCAATGGTACTTACTCTTTAGAGGACTACTCGTTCCGTGAACCACGGTGGGACGATTTTCTCACAATGCAGACCCGCTTCCGGCACACGGTACGCCGTGATGTGAAGTGCAAGCGGTGGGAGCGGTTCATTGATGAGGTTACACAGGGCGATAAAGACAAGGCAGATTTCCTGCAACGCGCTCTTGGGTACTCCATGCTTGGCATGAGCAACGAGGAGTGTATGTTTATCCTCCACGGCAAAACGACTCGTAACGGCAAGTCCACCCTACTCAATACCATTGAGTATATGCTTGGGGATTATGCAAAAGTTGCCCCTGTCGGTATGATTTGCCGAGGAGACAGACAGAAAGACGCGGAAGCCGCTTCCCCTACCCTTGCCGGACTGAAAGGCAAGCGATTTGTCACAATGAGCGAGAGCAACGAGTACGGCAAACTGGACGAGGAGAAAATCAAACAGCTTACAGGTGGTGAGGAAATCTCCGCTCGTGCGCTCTATCAGACCGCTATCACCTATCGCCCTCAGTTTACCTTGTGGCTCTCCTGTAATGACCTGCCGATGGTTACGGACAAGTCCCTGTTCGCTTCTCAGCGTATCAAGGTGATTGAGTTCAATCGGCACTTTACGCCGGAGGAACAGGACACGCACCTCAAGGACGAGCTGACCTCCACGGAAGCCATGAGCGGTATTTTCATGTGGCTTGTGCGAGGATATATCAAGTACAAGGAGAACGGTCTCACAATGTCCAAGAGCTTGTCCGAGGTTGTTGAACGGTACGAGCGGGACAACGACCTTGTGTTGCAGTTCCTTGAAAGCCGTTGTGTGCGATTGACCGATTACTCCGATAACAGGACTGACGCTAAGAACAATATCATCAAGGCGAAAGACCTATATCAAGCGTTCAAGCTGTGGGCGAAGTCTGAGGGTGCGTATGTGTTGTCGGCACGAAAGTTCAATGCCGAGATGGAACGCCACCCGGAATGGTTTGACCGTAAATCGACTTCCAGTGGATTTATGATTTATTGGGGCTTGAAGCTCAAGGAGGTAGTGTAAATGAACGCTTCTTGCTTAGACGAGAAAGGACGCTTTAAGTCCTGCCCGTACAGAGTATATACAGATGAGCATAAGGCGATTTCGAGGGGACAGGGTGATTTCACCTCGCAGTGTTTTTACCCGTGCATTGGTGAGGGGTGTATTGCATACCATGTTGGCGTTTGCCTACGCCTTGCTGTCGCGCTAAAGGAGGTCAAATAATGCCAAGAGTATTGACAGTAGACGGCAGTGTAAAAATCGGCGCATACCGATTCCCCGATAGGAAAAAGCCCTGTCTCTGTGTGGAGAAAGGAAATGTCTGTACTGTGTATGGACATTTCATCGACACTGACAGAGCGAATGAGTTTATGAACGAGCTTGCCGCCCTTGTGGGTGCGATAAATGACAAGGAGGAATTGGAATGAGAAATCTTGAAAACTGGACAGAGGTAACGAGAGGTCTTTATCGTTATGTGATTGCCGCCAAAGTCTGCTACGAACTTCATATCCTGCATTGGTGCTTTGATACCGATATTCTCACGGCGAAAGCGTCTGTGTATCTCGTGGGGAATTGGGTACAGTCTGACGGTAACTCTTTCTTTGAGCGTGAACCTATCCTTATGTGCCGCCCTGTCTTTGAGTGCCTTGAAGCCGCAGAGAAAGACAACGCCGAGAATAATCAGTAAGGAGGTATCGGAAAATGACGAACGATGAACACCGCCCGACAGGGCTACTCCATTCTGCTGACGAACTGCGTCAGCTTATTCGTGAAAACCCTACCCTCCCGCTTATCGTGTTTGCAGGTGAGGAAGCCAACAGCGGGGACTACTCGTATATGAGTTGCAGTTATATTAAAGCGTATAAGGGAGAATTTCTCGACTGTACTCAAACCGTCAACGACTGTATGTGCTTCACCGACAGGGACGAGTTCGAGGAAGCCATTGCAGATAGTCTCGCCGACAGGGATTGCACTGATGAGGAGTTTGACGCTCTTGTGAAAAAGGAAATGGCAGAGTACGACCCTTACTGGAAACCCTGTATCATTCTGAATGTGGACAACTGAGGAGGTAGAGTGATGGCGCGATATTTCAAACTGGTTGAGATTGACCGTGACAGTTTCATTGAAGCTACGGGAAATGATTTAGATTGTCTCCAAGCGGTCGATGTGTGCGAGGGTATTGGTTATGTTGCGATAGCCGACACCGAGGAAGAAATGATTATTGACTTAGATGTTTTCGAGGAGGAATGACAATGTTTATTTGGCTCACAAATCCGATTATCGGGCAGGTGCTTGTAAATGCCGCACTCATTACGGCAGTCACGCACTCCGAGGGTAAGACCTGCGTGTGCTTCACTGGCGGCGAGGAGGATTATATCGTGGTTACGGAGTCCATTGAGGACATCTACGAGCGGATTGCTTCCGCAGAAAAGAGGTACAGAAAATGACAATTCCCGAAAAGCTGAAAATCGGTGCAAAGGTATATGGTGTGGAAATTACGAACAAGCTCGACTTGGGTAATGTGAATTACTCCGGCGAAATCTCCTACACGGACTTGGTTATCCGTATTTGTCCGAACGCACAGGCAAAAATGGAAGCCGACTTTCTCCACGAAATGATTCACGGTATGCTTGACCACTTGGGTTACACCGAACATGATGAGAAAAAGGTGGACGAGCTTGCAAATGTGCTTCATATGGTAATATTGGATAATCCTGCCGTGTTCACGCCTGTTAAGGAGGGACAGCACGAAAATGTTTGCGATTCAGAATCAAAAGACAGGTAAGTTTCTTTATGGTACAGACTACCGTTACAATCCTCCTCGACAGCGAACGAGCTTTAATGAAATGCGTACCTACCCAGATTTGAGATATGCCGTAGCTGACTACAACAATCGCAGGTGTGGGAAAGACTATCGCATTGTAGTCCTCAAATCGGTAGAGGTCAAGCGAATTATCGACTATGATTGCGAGGAGGGTTACTCATGGAAATGATAGACAAATGCCCGTTCGATGTTCCTACCTGCAAGTGTTACGACTGTGTGTGCAATAGTCACTACGAGGACTGCGACCACGGATATTGTATCACCTGTTTTGAGTGTTTGAATGAAAGCAAGGCGGTACACAATATCCACCTATGCACCGGCTATGAGAGGAGGACTGACAGAAAATGAGAAAGCAACTTTTCCTCCCTCTCCTACTGACGGTGTTGCTTAGCTCGACCGCCTGTTCTGCGGGGCGAGACATCAGCACTACTTACCCACGAGTGGAGTACCGTAACAGCTCCTACAACTTTGACCCATACAACCGTGAAATTCCTATCGAGAGCGGCTATGTACTGGACGAAGCACACTCGTATGATGTGGTGGAAATCGAGGACGGATATGACATTATTCTCCATTTCGTGAAAGGCGGTGAGACCGATGGAAATGAAAATGCTGACTGAGCTTGAGGGTATGCTTGAGGATATAAATCCCGTGGAAATCACCTCTCATATACTGGACGGAACGCTTATGTCGTGGCTTGCGAGTTGGAAAATGAAGTCTCAAATGTTGGTGGCTTTCCTGCTCGAAAATGAAAAAGCTCGATTATCCGAAAAGGATTGAAAAATAATCCTAAACGACATTAGGGAGATAATCCTAATCGGATTGAAAAATAATCTTTTCGACTTTTGGATTTTCAGACCGAAATCGGCAAGGTGCAGACAAAAGGGATAATTTCTTATCCGAATTAGATACCGATGTTTTTAGGCGGTTGTCTTAATCGGATTGAGAAACAATCTTGTTCGGATTGAATTGAGGTTTTTCAAGTAGTCAAAGTAGTTGTTTTTAAGGTTTTGCGTGTAACTTCCTCTATATAGGAAAATCCCTACTATAAGAAGTTACACGCAAAAACCGATTTTTAACTACTTAGACTACTTTTACCCAAGAAGAATAAGAAGAAAAGAGGACTCTCCGGCTTGGAAAGAGGACTCTCGTGCGACTATACGATTTTACGGAGGTGCAAAGTAAAATGGCAGAGAAAAAGACGGAAAAAGATGTGCAGGTGATTAAGAAAAAGCCCCGTGGTGGAAACAACTGGCTCAGTCCCGAAAATATGCTCAATGTTGACGCAGGGGATAATACGAAATACTTGATGAAGAATTTGCAGTTGATGAACCTGCCCGACATTGATATGCACGATGTTGGACAGGTCAACGAGCGTCTTGACTGGTATTTCAAGTTTATGGCAGAGTGCGACAGCAAACCGACTGTTGCGGGTATGGCATTATCGTTGAATGGAATGAGCAGACAGACATTGACAGCGATTGCCCATGACCGTGTGACTGGAAGTGCGGGATATAAGACTGCGTTGCCGCCAGAGGTAGCCACCGTAATAAAAAAGGCATATAAAACACTCGAAATTTTATGGGAAGATTACATGAACAACGGCAAAATTAACCCCGTTTCGGGTATTTTCCTTGGAAAGAACAACTACGGCTACCAAGACAAGACCGAATATGTGTTGACTCCCAACACGCAAAACGACTCTGACTATAACGCAGAGGACATTCGACAGCGTTACCTCATCGACTCTGACAGCGACTCTCAGAACGACTAACGACTCTCGACTCTCAAACGACTTTCGACTATCGACTATCAATTAGACCGCCCGAACGGGAAAGCGGCTCACGCGCCGACACCGTTGGGCGGTCTTTTTGCGCGGATTTTTGACGGATTTTTGGGGATTTTGCCCCGTTCCTATTAACGCTTTACTGCAATAAAGTAAAATGCCCCATTTCGGCGGCTATACATTATATAGCAAAAGGAAAGAAAAAAATAATCCGAAAAAGATAAAAAATATTGAAAAGGGGGTTGACAATTCGGAAAAGCCGAATTATACTATAATCACAACAGGACAACAAACAACACAAATCAGATTATAGGAGGTTTGCAAAATGCGAATTTACGAATTGACCCCAACAGGCTATGACCGGGTAAAATCCTTTTACGGGAAAGCAAAAGTTATTGAAATGGACGGGGAAACGCTTTTACAGTCTTATGATACTACCGTTTGCAAGATTGATAAAAGCGGCGAATTTGTCCGAATGTGGGAGGGGTACAGCGCAACCACAATGCGCCATATCAACAGCTTTATTGAAATGTTCGGCATTGAGGGCAGCGGGAAAAAGTGGTGGAACGCTTTACCCATTGCGGAAAGCAAGCCCCGCGCCGCCGATATGACCCCCGCCGAAAGTTTGAAAACAATGTGTGCAAGACGCGCCACGAATTATTGAGGAGGTAAAACAAAATGAAATTCAAGACAACACAAAAAGCAATCCGGGCGAATTATCCCGCGGTTATTTCCGTTCCCTATTGCGGATTGCAAAACCTTTTGAATTATGAAAGCCCCGTTGCGTACACTGTACGCCGTGACGGGTGGGGCGCGGATATTTACGATATGGGCGGCGGGGTTGCGATTGCAACAGGCTATGCACCATTCGGAAATATTCGCCCGTCCTATGAATTGCGGGAAAAGTACGAAACGCAAGCCGAAAAAATCCGCTATATTTCCGGCTATGAGGAAACGCGGGACGCATTGCGGGAATTACAACGGGCATTTATTGAGGAGGTAAAGAAAAATGAAAAAGCGTGAATATTGCGAAAGCCGGGAAAGCGTTGCATATTATAGCGGCTTGAATGGGCTTGAAATAAAGGGCATTGAATATGGTATCAATGATTATTTATATTGCGTTTCCGGCTGTTGGTATGGCGGGAAAGCGGCGCAAAAGTACCACCGTTTGAAAATCCAGTATGATAGGCGCGGCGGCGCGTTCGTGAGGTTGAACGGGTACAAAATCCCGCTTGATGAATGTATTAGAATGGGGGGTTGAATTATGAAATATTGGCAATTCGTGAATTGGGAACCCGCGCCGATTGAAAGCGCGTTGCAATCCCGTGTAGCTGTTGCTATTGCGGCATATGAAAACGGCGATAAAAACGCCATAAAGGAATATTACAGGCAATCCGCGACAATAGAAACGCTGAAAAATCCCGTTGTTAAAATTGGCGGTTGGGCGTTTTCCTTGCGTGAGTTTTGCCGGGTGTATTGGGTGAATGTTCGTTATTATGGAATTATACGCGCCAAATAAGTCCGCTATTTATTCGGTATTGGGGCGGTATCATGTTTTGAAAATACAGGAGGTTGGACAATGAACATTGATAACACTATGAAAGAATTAGCGGAATATATCCGCATGGGTGAGGAAATAGCCGCAAACATTGACGCATTGAAAGACGCGCTAAAACAGTACATGAGGGAAACAGGCGTTGACAGCTTGACAGGAACGGAACATAAAGCAAGCTATAAAGCGGTTGTTTCCTCCCGTATTGATACGACAGCACTAAAAAAAGACGCGCCCGAAATAGCCGCGAAATATACCCGAACAACGGAAAGCCGCCGCTTTACATTCTCATAATATAGGAGGTTGAAAGAATGATGCTAATTTGTATCTTGCTTTTTCCGTTGGTGGTATTGGCTGAATTGTTAAAACTCAATAAATAACAGGCAAGCCCCGCTATTATTGGCGGGGCTTTTCCTATGCCCTTTACAAGCCCGTGACGGGCTTTTATTGTTTGGGGTGTATATGAGTATATACCCCATGCAATAGAACGCGCTACACGGCGCGACAGGGGCGCGTGGCGGGTGCTTTATGCTATACCCTTTATAATGGGGCTTGCGTGGCGTTGTACGGGCTTTTATTGTGTTCGGGGTATTCCTATACTACCCGCTATAATATCGCCCGTTTAGGGGCGTTCTATGCCGTTTTGCGGGGCGTTTCCGCTGTCGTTTGGGTGTAGTTTATTGACAGGGGCGCGGGGCGCGTTCAATAGGGTTGTTTTTCGCGTTTTGGCGGTACTGTCACGGGCGCGAAATGCCATTGACAGCGGGACGGGCGCGGCGTGAGGGCATACCCCCGGAGGGGGAAAGCCGCGCGGCGGCGCGGGGCGAGGGAGTGCATTGCGTAGCCGAAAATTTCAAAAAGAATAAAAAGGACTATAAATTATCTTTTCCGTATTGACATTCATCTTCTCTCGTGCTATACTAATCCCACAAACATAAGGAGGTCGTGCTATGGTACGCAACAATATTGAACTCGATGTAAAGGTCAAGTGTGTAGAACAGGGTATCACACAGCTTACCGTTGCAGAGAAAATCGGGACTACGGGTCAGTATGTCAACAGAATCGTCAAGAAGAAAGACGGGATTATGAACAAGACTTTCGTAGAAATCATGGAAGCCCTTGGGTATGACATTGAACTGACCTATATCCCGCGAGAAAAGTAAATCGGAGGTGGGTACATGAGGGTCGGTTATGTACGAGTCAGCACCGCAGAACAAAATCCGGCGAGACAGGTGGAGTTGATGAAGTCTCTTGGTGTGGAGAAAGTATTCCTTGACAAAATCAGCGGGAAGAACACCGACAGACCGCAGTTCAACGAAATGCTCTCATTCTTGCGCGAGGGAGATACCCTGTATGTGGAGTCATTCTCAAGACTCTCCCGCAGTACACGAGATTTACTCGGTACGGTGTCGGTGCTGTCTGGGCGAGGTGTGCAACTGGTATCAGACAAGGAGAAAGTGGACACCAACACTCCACAAGGGCGGTTTATGCTGACGGTATTTGCGGCGTTGTCGGAGTTGGAGCGAGAGAATATCCTCGAAAGACAGCGTGAGGGTATTGAGATTGCCAAAGCGGAGGGCAAGTACAAGGGGCGCAAGCCGATTGCGGTGACAGACAGGTTTCTCACGGCGGCTCGGAGTTGGCAGGATGGGACTCTCCCACTGAAAGATGCTATCGAGCAGTCCGGGCTGTCGGAGTCCACATTTTTCCGTAAGTGCAAACAGCAAGGGATTAGGAGGATTGGTGTATGAGAAAACTGATTTTGGCATTGTGTATGGTCGTGATGGTATTTTCACTGGTCGGGTGCGGTCAGAAAGAGAAAACGCCGGAACTGACGGACGCTGAGAAGTTCGCACAGGATAACGGTATCTCGGTGGAACTGGCGCAGGACATTGAAAACGCCCTGTCACAGACCGATGTACCGCCCTCTCTGAACAAGCTCAATGAATGGAAGCAGATTGAGGATTATGCTCTCGGTCAGAGGTACACGGGTTGGATTTATTCCAATGTGCAGGAGAAATACTACTACATGGTGTTCTATGTGAGAGGAAACGAAGTTGAGAGTATCAGAGACCAACAAAACGGTGGTGAGTTCCTGTATAACCATGTAGTCGATGAACAAGGCGAGAAATTAACCGAAGATACATCTTCGCCGACTGTAACAGCGGCAGACCTGTTTGCGAATTGGGAGCAGTATTACGAACAGACTGTTTATGTTACAGGTGAGATTACAAGTATTTCGGAGTATAGCGATATGAATGGCTACTATCTCTATGGTTCAACGGGACAGGGACTTGTGTGTTGGGTTAGCGAGACAACGAAATGTGCTGAAATTGGAGATACAGTTAAATTTTATGGCTATGTCCGAAATATAGGCGATAATCAAGTTGAGCTTACAGACTGTTCGTTGATTAAGTAACAATAATTTGGAATTGGCGCATGATTGCGAGAGCTTTTGCTCGACCAGTCATGCGCTTTTCTTTTTGTAGGAGGTAAACATGGAAAAGCTACTTTCAAAAATTCTCGAAAAAATAAAAAAGGACTCTTACCTTTTTCAGACTTGGGAAGACCTGTTCTATATGTGCAAGGAAGCTATGAAAGAGGATATTTCGCTTGGGGTGAAGTATCTCAAGCTATTGTCAACTGAATGTGAGAGGGCTATCAGCGACCCGCTCTCTACTGAGGAGGAGGTTAAGGAACTGTACGGACTGCACAAGCGAGTTCTTCTCGCCGCCGCCCGATATGATTTCGACAGTTACCTGCTCTATGTGGAGTGGAACAGAGAACCGAAAAAGAAGTTCTACCCGCCACGCCGAAAGGTACTGAAACAGGTGGTAGACGCATTACAGGAGCTTGCAGATGATAAACTGGACTTGCTTGCAGTCAGTCTGCCGCCCGGTAGCGGTAAGACCACTCTCGCTATCTTCTACCTCACTTGGCTCGGCGGTAGGATTCCGAACGAACCAATGCTGACAGGCTCTCACTCCAACTCATTCGTGCGTGGAGTGTACGATGAGTGTCTGCGTATCTTTGACGCAAGCGGAGATTACCTGTGGCATGATGTGTTCCCCGAAATACAGGTATCGAACACGAACGCCAAGGACTGTCGTATTGACCTCGACAAGAGACAGCGTTTTGAAACCTTGGAGTTCACCTCTATCGGAACGGGCAACGCAGGTCTGTATCGTGCGGCTACCCTCCTCTACTGTGATGATTTGGTGTCCGGCATTGAGGTTGCGCTCTCCAAGGAACGACTGGACAAGCTGTGGGAGACCTACACCACGGACTTGAGACAGCGTAAAATCGGAGACCACTGTAAGGAACTCCATATCGCTACCCGATGGTCGGTACATGATGTTATCGGACGATTGGAGCGAGAGTATATGGACAGCGATAGAGCGAGGTTCATCGTTGTTCCCGCTATGGACGAAAACGATGAGTCCAACTTTGACTATGCCTACGGTGTTGGGTTCTCCACCAAGTTCTACCGCGAACAGCGCGGCATTATGGACGATGTTTCGTGGAGAGCGTTGTATATGAACGAACCCATTGAGCGTGAGGGCTTGGTCTACTCGCCGGACGAGCTACGCCGATACTTTGAACTGCCGAAAGAGGACGCTGACGCAATTATCGGTATCTGCGATACCAAGGACAAGGGCGCGGACTACGCTTTCCTGCCTGTGGCGTTTGTGTACGGACAGGACTACTATATTGACGATTGTGTATGCGACAATGGACTGCCGAACATCGTGGACGCTCGGTTGGTGGAAATCCTCGTGCGGGATAAGGTCAAGTCCTGCCGTTTTGAGTCCAACTCAGCAGGTCGGCGCGTGGCTGAGAAGATACAAGAGGAGGTCAAAAAGAAAAACGGCATTACTCATATCACGACCAAGTTCACTACCGCCAACAAGGAGACGAAAATCATTGTCAACAGTGCATGGGTCAAGGAACATTGTCTGTTCAAGGACGCTTCCCTCTATCAGAGAAAATCGGACTACGGCAAGATGATGGATATGCTCTGCTCCTACACTGTGGCAGGTAAGAACAAGCACGACGATGTGCCGGACGGTATAGCTATGCTTGCAGAATATGCACAGTCTTTGAGCGGTCAAAAAGTAGAAGTATTCAAGCGACCTTGGTAATTCACAATTTCAACAGAGTTTTCCACATATAATTCGCAAAATAAGAACAAGAATATTGACTTTTGCGAATTAGTATGCTATAATCGTAAGTGTAGAAATAGATTGTTTTGAGTGGCGCATGATTGCGCGGGAACGAAAGTTCTCGGCGGTCGTGCGCCATTTTACTTTTTCAGAGAGGAGGGACAAATGTGGGAAATGTAATTGACACTTCCAAGCCCGTTGCAGAGACTCGTCAGATGTTCGGGCGCAGAGTTATCAAGAGTAGCGTCACCGAAATCACAGATGAGAATGTCGTGGAAGTGTTGCTCAAAGCATTGTCCGTTCACGCTCTGAATCGCTCGGAAATTGACTACCTGTGGGACTACTACAAGGGTAAGCAACCGATTTTGAACCGCACCAAAGATGTGCGCCCCGAAATCTGTAACCGCATTGTGGAGAACCGCGCAAATGAGATTGTATCCTTTAAGGTCGGGTATCTGTGCGGTGAACCTATCCAGTATGTCGGCAAAAGCGGTGAGGAGTCCGTTACGGCGGCGATTACCCGCTTGAATGAGCTGATGTTCGCAGAGGATAAAGCCGCTCAAGACCAAGAAATCGTAGAGTGGCAAATGATTTGCGGTACGGCGTTCCGACTGGTTCTGCCGGACGCACGGGGCGAGGAAGACGAGTCCCCGTTTGAGCTTTACACGCTCGACCCGCGAGACACCTTTGTGGTGTACTCCAACGAAATCGGAAATAAGCCGCTTATGGCGGTTAAGTACAGTAAAGACGATAGCGAGATTACCCACTATTCCATCTACACGGAAAACCGCTACTATCTCGTTGATGGGGATATTCTGAAAGAGTCCACCCCTCACGCTCTGAACATGATACCCATTTTCGAGTACCCGGCGAATAATGCTCGGCTTGGGTCGTTTGAAATCGTCCTGCCGCTACTTGACACCATGAACAACATCACCTCCAACCGTATGGACGGTGTGGAACAGGTGGTACAGGCGTTTATCAAGTTTATCAACTGTGACATCACCAAAGAGGAGTACGAGGAGTTCTTGACCCTCGGTGCAATCAAGGTGAAGTCCGTAGACGGTGCAAACGCTGATGTAGGAGTTGTCACGACCGACCTCAATCAGACGCAGACGCAGACCTTGAAAGAGGATTGCTACAACTCCATTCTCACAATCTGCGGTATGCCGAACCGTAACGGTGGTAGCTCCACGAGCGACACGGGCGCGGCTGTACTTCTGCGAGACGGTTGGTCTCTTGCGGAAGCGAGGGCAAAGGACAGCGAAAATATGTTCAAAAAGGCTGAGAAGAAAATGCTCAAGCTCGTATTGCGTATTTGCCGGGAGCTGAGTGATTTTGACATTGCACTCAAGGACATCGAATTACAGTTCACTCGCCGCAATTACGAGAACATTCAGAGTAAGTCGCAGGTGCTTACGACCATGCTCGACAATCCGAAAATTCACCCGCTTCTTGCTTTCCAACACTCTGGCTTGTTCATCGACCCCGAACGGGCGTATGCAATGAGCGTGAAGTATTACGAGCAGGAACAGGCGAAAGTGATTGAGCAAACCCCTGTTACCGACCCAAACGGGGATAACGACCAGTGATTTTAGGCGGCGTAAGCCGTTTGAGATAGTCAGAGAAGACTTTAATCGCAGACAGGTAGAGAAACCTTAAATCGCACTATAACGGGAGAGAACCCGTAAAAACGCAAGGAGGAATATTTTATGGCGAAGATTGATTTTACAAAGATTGAGGGATATGCCGAAATGTCCGCAGAGGATAAGCTCAAGGCGTTGGAAGCCTACGACATTCCCGACCCCGATTATTCCGGCTATGTGGATAAGAAGCTGTTCGACAAGACCGCTTCCGAACTGGCTGAGAAGAAAAAGGAACTGCGGGATAAGCTCTCTGAGGACGAAGCCGCCAAGCTAAAAGAGAAAGAGGAGCGTGACGAGCTTGAGGAAAAGTACAACAAGCTCCTGCGTGAAAGCGCGGTCTCCAAGAACAAGGCGAAATTGGTCGCATTGGGCTATGAGGAAAGTTTGGCTGACGAGACAGCGGAAGCTATGGCAGACGGCAATTTGGAAAAGGTCTTTGCCAATCAGAAGAAGCACCTCACTTCCTTTGAAAAGAGGATTCGTGCGGAAGCTCTGAAAGATACTCCGAAACCTACTCCCGATGGGGACGGCAAGACTATGACATTGGAAAAGCTTCGCAAAATGTCCCCCGAAGACCGTCTCAAGTTTTCGGAGGAACACGCGGAGGAATATAAAGAACTTTACACAGGAGGTAAAGAATAATGGCGCACAAGATTTATGATAATTTCTACCTCTCCAACGAGGTTGAAGACCAGTATAACTCCCACCTTGACCTGCAACAGTTCTGTACTGTTGATAACTCTCTGGTGGGTACGGCGGGTATGCTCCGCAAAATCAACCGCTACAAGGCTACCAACGGCACTCAGAAGCTCGGTATGGGTGAGGGCAATACTCAGTCCATCGAGGTTTCCTACACCCCGGAGGAGTACCGTATTCTGCTTGCTCAGAACCGTTTCGAGTATTATGACGAGCAGGAAATGACCGACCCCATGCTCGTTCCCGTGGGCGTTCGCCACATGGGTACGGATATGTTCAACACGGTCAATGCGGACATCTTCACTGAGTTCAACAAGGCAACGCAGGTGGTTGTCACTACCGCACTGGACTTTGACTGCTTTGCAGACGCTCAGTCCGTGCTAAACCTTGAGAACCTTGAGGGTGTGTCCATCTTTGCGTTCGTCTGCCCTGCTGATGTGGCTACTCTGCGTAAGGCACTGAAAGACACTTTGCAGTATGTGGAAGCGTTCGCCAAGACTGGCTATATCGGCACTGTGGCGGGTGTGAACATCTACACCAAGAAAGACGCTGTGTCCGGCACTATCATCATGGGTACTCGTGAAGCTGTCACCCTGTTCAACAAAAAGGGTGTCGAGGTCGAGACTCCTCCCCGTGATTCCAGTGACGCGAACACTCGTAAGAACACCATCATCAGCCGTAAGTATTATCTCCCCGCACTGACGGACGAGACCAAGTGCGTGAAGATTTTCAAGGGTACGGCTACCAAGTCCAGTGATACGACTGTTACCACCAGTAAGACCTACTATGAGCAGGTCGGTAACGGCTATATCGCCGTGACCCCCGCAGAGGGTGATAACCCGAAGACCAAGGGTTGGTACGAGATTGCTTGATGAAACGGAGGTGGGCAACATGACTGACGCTGAAAAACTGGCGGCTCTGAAAGCTATGGTCGGTGATTCCGATACGGACGAAGTGTTGTCCACCTACCTCAAGCTGTCGGGCAACAAAATCATCACCAAGGCTTTCCCGTATGACGATACTGTGACCGAAGTTCCTGCCAAGTACGATTATCTCCAAGTCGAGATTGCCGCCTATATGCTGAACAAGCGCGGCGCGGAGGGTCAGACCTCCCACACGGAGAACGGCATTACGAGACAGTATGAGAACGCCGATGTTCCTGCGTCCATGCTCAAGGCGGTCACGCCACATTGCGGGGTGATTCGATGAGGTGCATGAACCGAAACAAGGTCAAGTTCTACTACGCTCTATACAAGAGCAGAGAACCTATCCTCAACGAGCAAGGCAGGAAAACAGGTCAGTATAAGGTCGTTCACGGCAATCCCATTGAAGAACACGCTAATATCTCAGCCGCCAAGGGTGAGACGCAGACACGGCAGTTCGGTGAGAATGAGACCTATGACAAGGTAATTGTGATGGATTTCGTGACCCCCGCCATTGATGAGTATTCAATCCTGTGGGTCGATACTCTGCCGGAACTCAATGCGGACGGTACACTTGCCACAAACGATGAGGGCGAAGTCATTACCCCTCACGATTATGTGGTGAAGAAAGTCGCAAAGAGTCTGAACTGTGTGTCGATTGCGATAAGCAAGGTGACGGTCAGTGGGTAAAAAGGTTATCCGATTTGGGTTGTCAGAGCGTGAAATCGACAGGGCGATACGAGAACTGGAACAGTATAAGCAGGACATTATCCGCAAGACCGACCTCTTACGAACGCGGGTAGCGGAACGGCTTGCAGAGCTGTCACGGGACGGATTTGCGGGAGCTGTCGTTGATGATTTACTGAAAGGCGGTCAGCGTACCGCACAGGTCGATGTGAGTATCGACCAACGAGACAATGTGACCCTTGTTATTGCAAGGGGTGAAGACGCGGTTTGGGTCGAGTTCGGTGCAGGTGTTCATTATAACGGCTCTGCGGGGACTTCCCCTCACCCGAAAGGGTCTGAGCTTGGGTTCACCATTGGCGGTTACGGCAAGGGCATGGGTAAGAAAGATGTGTGGGGGTTCTATGAGGACGGAGAACTACGCTTGACTCACGGCGCACCCGCCACCATGCCGATGTATAACGCCGTAAAGACCGTGTGTGACGAAATCGCAGAAATAGCGAGGGAGGTGTTTCAATGATTGACATGGAAGACGATATTTTTGACGAAGTATCGGATAAGGTTTATGCGGCGTTCGAGAAGAAATGTCCCGACCTGCTCATTATGAGCGAATATGTCAAATCACCCTCCTCGTTTCCTTTTGTCTCCATTGTAGAGATAGACAACGCCACATTTCGCAACTCTCAGACTACGGAGGGACACGAAAATCATGTCGCTGTCACCTATGAGGTGAATGTCTACTCCAATAAGACATCGGGAAAGAAAGCGGAGTGTAAAGCACTGGCGGCGTTTATTGACGAACTGCTCTTGGGGCTGAACTTCACTCGTACAATGCTTGAACCCGTACCCAACCAAGACGAAGCGACCATATATCGTATGCTCGGTCGCTACCGGGCAGTAATATCCAAAAATAAAACAATTTACAGGAGGTAAAAATCATGGCTATTTCCACCTATAAGGTTTTCCTTATGAAGAAAGCGTCTACTGGCGATACCTACGAAAAGGTTATCGACATTAAGGACTTCCCCGACCTCGGCGGTGCGCCGGAGATGTTGGAGACCACCACGCTTTCCGACAAAATGCAAACCTATATCCCCGGTATTCAGTCCTTGGACGCTCTTGAGTTCACCGCGAACTACACCAAGGCTGACTATACCACTCTGAAAGCTCTTGAGGGCAAGGAGGAGTCTTACGCGGTATGGTTTGGCGGCACTGAGAGTGGTGGCGTTCTGACCCCCACTGGCTCTGACGGCAAGTTCGAGTTCAAGGGTCAGCTTTCCGCGTTCCCTGTTGGCGGCGGCGTGAATGAGGTCGTTGATATGACCGTCACTATCGCACCGTCTACGCCTATCACCGTAGCAGAGTAAAAGAAAAATTAGGAGGACAGAACAATGAGTAAACAGTTGACTTTCACTTTCGAGGATAAGGAATACACCCTCGAATACACCCGCAGAACCGTTGCGGAAATGGAGAAAAAGGGTTTTATCGCGTCTGAAATCACCGAAAAGCCCATGAGTACCCTCCCGGCACTGTTCGCAGGTGCGTTCCTCGCTCACCATCGTTTTGTGAAACAGGACACCATTGACACAATCTATTCTAAGCTCACCAAGAAAGAGGAGCTTATCGGTAAGCTGGCAGAAATGTATAACGAACCGATTATGACCCTCGTTGAAGAACCCGAAGAAAGCAAGGGAAACTTGAACTGGACAGCGACTTGGTGAGTGACCCGCTGTCCTCCACTGAGGGGAGTGGTGGTGTTACTGCCACTGCTCCCCTCCACTCTTACAGAGAGAAATTTGAGGAGCTTTTTCCATACTATCTGTCTCTCGGTATGACCGAGGAACAGTATTGGGATAGGGATTGCCGATTGGTAATTGCCTATCGCAAAGCGGCAGAACTCCGAACGAGCAGAAAAAACCAAGAGATGTGGTTACAGGGTGCGTATTTCTACGAAGCTCTGTCCCGTGTGTCACCTCTGCTCCATGCTTTTGCCAAAAAGGGTACGAAACCTGCTCCGTACTTGTCAGAACCGTTTTCTATTACGGAAAAACAGGCTGAGTATCAGCAGGAAGAAAAGGACAAGAAAATCTACGATAAGGGCAAAGCACTTATCGAGGGCTTTATGGCAAAGCATAACAAAAAATTTGAAGGGAAGTGAGAACCGTGTCTACCACAATCGAGCAGTTGGAATTGGAAGTACAATCGAGTGCTACATCAGCAGTCGGGAGTATAGACGCGCTTGCTTCTTCTTTGGGTAAACTGAAAACCGCCACCAAGGGTGGCGTAGGACTGACTGCTGTTGCCAAACAGCTTACCACACTAAATACCGCACTGAACGGTATCAGCTCCACCAACGCGGATAATCTAAACAAGATGGCACAGGGCTTACGGGCACTTTCCTCCTGTGGAAATCTCAAGCTCTCGTCCTCTGTGGCAAATCAGATTACCAACCTCGGCACAGCGGTACGGTCTCTGAATGGGACTGATTTTTCCTCGCTTGGTCGGCTTGCAGACGCACTTACCCCGCTTTTCACCATCGGCAAGTCGAACCTCAACAGCTTTATCTCTCAGTTACAGCGATTGCCGCAAGCGGTACAGGCTCTCAACGGTGTGGACATGGGCGGGTTGGGAACACAGATTTCTCAGCTCGTATCAGCTCTCGCCCCTCTCTCGCAGATGGGGAAGAATAACCTCACCTCGTTCGTGACTCAGCTTGGCAAAATCCCCGCTCTTATGCAGTCCCTAAAGACGGTAAATATCGGGGAGCTTGCTTCACAGGTTCAGCAGTTGGCTGACGCTTTCGCTCCTCTCGCCACGCAAATGCAAGCCATTTCGAGCGGGTTTGCGGCGTTCCCGGCAAGAATCCAAAAGTTGATTACCAGTACGAACAACCTGTCCAAGTCGAACGATAAAGCGTCCACAAGCTATGTGAACCTCGCCGCGAAAATCAGTATCGCTGTTATAGCGGTCAAAAAAGCCGCGTCTGTACTGGCGGGATTTATCAATAAGTCCAACCAGTATGTCGAGGACTTGAACTTGTTCACCGCTTCTATGGGCGAGTATGCAACGGCGGCACAGGAATACGCAGAGCGAGTCAGCGAAATCGTTGGTATCGACCCCGCCGAATGGATGAGAAACCAAGGCGTGTTTATGACGATTACCAAGGGTTTCGGTGTGGCAAGTGACAGAGCGTACACGATGAGTCAGAACTTGACTCAGCTTGGGTATGACATTTCCTCGTTCTTCAATATCCCGTTCGAGGAGTCGTTCCAAAAGTTGCAGTCGGGTATCTCCGGCGAACTTGAACCGCTCCGTAGACTTGGTTACGACCTGTCTGTGGCTCGTCTGCAACAGGAAGCATATACCCTCGGTATTGAGAAGAAAGTATCGGCTATGACACAGGCTGAGAAAGCGGAGTTGCGTTACTACGCCATTATGACACAGGTAACGACAGCACAAGGCGATATGGCAAGAACGCTGAACGCTCCCGCGAACCAACTCCGTGTCCTGCAAGCGCAGGTAACTCAGTGCGCCCGTGCAATCGGTAATATCTTTATCCCCGCTCTGAACGCAATCCTACCGTATGCGATTGCCGTAGCAAAGGTCATTCGTCTTATTGCAAACGCTATCGCAAGTCTGTTTGGATTTGCTCTACCAGAGATTGATTACAGTGGTATCGGCTCGTCTGTCGGCGGTATTGCGGACAGTACGCAGGATATTGGTGACGGTCTCGGTGACGCAACCAAAAAGGCAAAGGAGCTGAAAAATGCTCTGCTCGGCATTGACGAGCTAAACATTATCTCTCCTCCCGAAGATACGAGCAGTAGCGGTTCGGGTATCGGTGACATTGGCGGCGGTGGAGGTCTCGGCTTTGACCTGCCGACCTACGATTTTCTTAACGATGCTATCAGTTCAAAGGTTGATGAGATTGTTCAGAAAATGAAAGAATGGCTCGGTCTGAACAAGGAAATCGACTCGTGGGCTGACCTATTCGATACCCGTCTTGGAAAAATCCTGTTGACGGTGGGAGCTATCGGCGCAGGTCTCGCGGCGTGGAAAATCGCAAAGAGTGTTGCCGATTTCGTGAAGTATATTACCTCGTTCAAGGGATTCGGTGCAGGTTGGGCGGGACTCGGCGCACTTGGGCTGTTGTCCGACCTCAATGAGTTCATCGGATATTTCCAAGACTTCCTTGAGAACGGCGCAACATTCCAAAATGTTGTTGGTATGATAAGCGAGTTCACAGGTGCAATCGGTGACTGCTTGATTATCCTCGGCAATCTCAAGATTGGCGGTGCGCTCAAGGTCGTACAGGGTATCGGCGAAATTGCCGTTGCAATCAAGGACATTTCCGAAAGCGGTGTAAATTGGGAAAATGCTAATACCGCTATCAGAGGTCTCACTAATATTGCAATCGGTATCGGTGTGTTTACGGGCAACCTCAAGGTAGCGGCATGGGGACTGGCTATTCAAGGTTTTACCTCCATTATCACAGAGATTGGCGCGAATTGGGACGCAATCAAACAAGATGATTGGAGCGGTGTGGATAAGGTGACGCTGATTATCGGCGCACTGGAAGTTCTTGGCGGTCTCGCTATGGCGTTAGATGTGTTCTCCAAGCTCAAGGAGGTCGCTACTATCGGTAAGGCTTCCGAAGCGGTCACGACCGTTGCGACAGCAACAGAAACTCTCGATACAACGGTCAGTGCAAAGCTGTCCCCGAACCTAACTTCTCTTGCAAAGAACCTCGGTTTGGGTATCGTAATTGTCGCAGAAGTCGCGGCGGCGGCACTTCTCATCACGGGAGCAATCATTCTACTCGGTGAGGGATTAGCGCAGGTCGGTGAATCTTGGCAACCTGTTATCGACAACGGCGGTACGGTTGCGGCGGCTATGGGTATCGGTGTCGGTATCTTGGCGGCTGTCGGCGTTGTGACCGCTCTGCTCGGCTCTGTCGGCACTCCGCTCATTGTGAACATTGCTCTCGGCACGGCTATCCTCGCAGAATTGGGAGTCGCAACAGGATTGTTCCTTGTGGAGATTTGGGCTATCGGTAAGGGTCTGGACGAAATCGGTCAAGCATGGCAACCTGTTCTTGATAACGGGGAAACCATTGCAACGGGTATCGGTCTCGGTACGGCTCTGCTTGTTGGTATCGGCGTGGTAACTGCCGCTCTCGGCGTGGCTACCGTGGCAAGCGCAGGTCTGCTCCCGTTGGCTATCGGACTCGGTACGGCTCTGTTGGTAGAGCTTGCGGCGGCGTTCGTGCTGTTCTGTGAGAGTTTGGTCGCTACCGCAGACGAGCTTGGAAACAACCTCGCCCCCGCTCTCAATAACCTCAACAGTAAACTGCCTACGCTGTCCGATAATATGAGCGATTTCGTTGATTTTATGACGGAGTTCGCCGGACAGGTGGTACGGTACACGGAGGTTTCGGCTATCGCCGGACTGAGTGCGACCATTGACACCATCATTGGTTGGTTCACGCAAGACCCCGTTGAGAAACTGGCTGACGATGTGGAGAACATTTACAACCAAACCACTACCCTTAACGAAAAGCTGAACTTGGCTGTACCCGAACTGAAAACGGCAATCGACCTGCTCAAACAGTATAAGGGCTTCCTTACTGAAATGGAAACGCTCTGCAACAGTAATGTTGAACTGTCTACGGGTATGTTCGTGAACATGAAAGAGGTCGGTCAGAAGCTCGTGACGGGATTTGTGGACGGTATTAAGTCCAAGTCCTCTGACTTCTCTAATGCGGCGAAAACACTGGTGGACGGGTTCAAGAACTCGCTGAACACCAACGCCACAACCTGTAAGTCGAGCTTCATTTCTTGGGCTTCCAACCTCAAGAACTGGTTTACCTCCGCGTCCTTTGGCGCAATCAACCGAACGACATTCGGCAACTACGCCAAGGATATTGTGAGCGGTTTCAACAATGGTATCACCAGTAATTACCCGACTGCTAAGAGCGGTATGGTATCGTTTGCAAACACCGTGAAGAACGCCTTTACAGGGATTGTCTCGTACAGCGTGTTCTATGACATTGCCAAAGATGTTATTAGCGGTTTCAACAATGGTATCAATGACTTCTACGATACGACTCGACCGTATATGCGGCGTTGGGCGAATGACGCGGCGGCGGCATACAAAGCGGCGTTAGATTCCAATTCCCCGTCTAAGCGGTTTATGCGTATCGGTGAGGACACCGTTCTCGGCTACAACCTCGGTATCAGCAATCTCGGCGGTACGACAAAGGGCGTTGTGACGGATTGGGCGAACTCGTTTTCGAGCATGAGTCCGACAATGAGCTTTGCAGTCGATACCTCGGCTCTGAAATACTACAACAGTGACTCGTTCGCACAGTCTGTGTCTGCCGATGTAGCAACGCACAGCACCGTTACCGCAACGGGTTTCAAGGAGGGCATGGAGGAGTTTTACAGAGAGTATATCGAACCTACGCTGTCTCAGATGGCAGACGATATGCGCCGACAGGCTGATAAGCAGGAACAGACCGTGGTTCAGATTGGCAACCGTGTTGTCAATGACGCGGTTACTACTCAGAAAAAAGCCAACGGCTATGTATTCGCACGATAAGGAGGGGTGAGAATGGCTTATTTGGCAATCAACGGTTACGAGCTACCTCCCCCGAAGCGAGGAGTACGCCCCACGGTGACTACCGTAGTGGACGCAGGTAGAAACGCCAACGGTTCGGTAGTCGGTCAGCGTGTGGGTCGAGACCAGTACAAGATTGACAGTCTTGAGTGGTCTTGGCTCACTGCCGACCAGTGGGCGCAAATATTGAATGTGCTGAGTCACTTCTTTGTATATGTAACATTCACCGACCCTGTGACGAACTCCCTCAAGACCATCAAAATGTACTGCGGTGATAGAACCGCAGAACCGTATTGGGTGGACGAGAACGGGAAACCGACACATTACAGAAATTGCAAGGTGAACTTGATTGACTGCGGAGAGTAAGGAGGGGATTTTATGCAGAAAGTTTCAAAAGCATATAAAGAAAGCATGAAATCCTCTCTCCGCGAGAGAGCGTATATTATGATTTCGTTCGGTCTGCTCAATCAAGAAGCACAGGCGAAAGCAAAGGTCGAGCAGGGTGATTTCACCTACTATTCCAACTCGGCAAATATCCTGTCTGAAAAAACGGACGATACAATCTATGCCACCCTTGAGGAAAACTTCACCAAGGTAGACGGGACGATGTTCTTTCTCCCAAGGCAGAACGCTTCCAACGCCTACCTCGACACGGGCATTATCAGCGACAAGCTCCTCACAGCGGCACAGTTTGAGCTTACTATCAACCTCAATGTTCCGGCTACTGACTTCAAGGGTATTACTATCAATTTCGGGGAGAATTACCCTGTGAATTTCGATTTGGTGAGCAGTAGCGGACAGGTTGTCGAGTTTCGCAATAATACGGAGGGGCTGTTCAGCACCGAAGAAGTGCTAACAAATACGACCTCAGTGAAACTGGTCGTTTACAGTATGAAGAACCCCCATAGTCGGGTGCGTATCTACTCTATCCGATTCGGTTACGGTCTCGTGTACTACAATGACTCCGTAATGGCTTCTTCCCTTGAGAGCTATGTTTCCCCTATTGGGGCAGATGTACCGCAGATTGATTTCTCGGTGCAACTCAAGAACTACGACCACTACTTTAATGTAGACAACCCGAAATCGGCTATCAACTTCCTTGAGACAGGACAGGAAATGGAAATCTACTATGGCTATCAGCTTCCTACGGGGGAAGTTGAGTGGATTAGGGGCAACCGCCTGTTGTGTTCAGAGTGGGAGTCGGACGATTATACCGCCACTATCCGTTGCCAAGATGTATTCCGCAGTATGGACGCTGAGTTCTACAAGGGACTGTATCGGAGTGCGGGTAAGAGCTACTACGATTTGGCGGTGGAGGTTCTGAATGACGCAGGACTGACCGATTACTATATCGACCCGCAACTGAAAAATCTGAAAAGCAAGAACCCCATTCCCCGTGTTCAGCATAAGGAAGCGTTACAGATTATCGCCAATGCCTGTCGGTGTGTACTGTCTCAAACGAGAATGGGCGGTATACAGATAAAGTCCAATTTTATCCCAGAAGCGGCGGTGAGTGCGAACGCGGAAGCGACCTACTCCAATGTCGAAAAGATTATGGACGGTACTGTCAAGGACGAGTATGCCACCTTTGCACAAAAATACACCACGGTTGACGGGTCTATGTTCTTTCTGCCCCGCAATTTCGGCAATGCTACGCTTAACACGGGCTTTGTCTCGGCAGTACAGTCCAAAGCGGACGGAACATTCACCACGAACCCAGTTATCACTATCACACAGGAAGTCGCGTGTATGTACTACGGCGTAAAGCTATCATTCGGACACGCCATTCCTGCCGCTTTCACAATCCGCACCTACAATGACGGAACGCTTGTGACAGAGTACGAGGTCGGAGCGGACGAAATCAGCAAGAACACAGTCATTCACACGGACTTTGACGATTTTGATGTTATGAAAATCGAGTTCACAAAGACCGCCGAACCGTATAGTCGTATCGTGCTGAACAATTTCAGCTTTGGTGACATCACCGATTTCACTATGACTCGTACCGATATGACATCTTCCCCGAAAGCTATCAAGCAGGAGCTTGTGAAAGAGGTTGTCGTGCCCTGTTACAGTTATCAAACGGGTAATCAGCAGGAAAATCTCGTGAGTGAGGAAGTCACAGTTACCGTGGGTGATGTGGAGACCTTTTTTGTGGGCGAACCCTCTTACGGTTTCTCTGCCGCACTGGAAAACCAGTCTGGCGGTGTTACCATTTTGGAGTCGGGCAACTACTATATCAAGGTCAAGTTCACTCTCGCAGGTACTTTCCGCTTGGAAATTTCGGGGTATCGCTACAAAATCGTGGAGCGGTACGCCACCAAGACGCTCAACAATCGCGGCAAGACCATCAAGTGGGAAAACCCGCTGATTTCCGATATGGAGATGGCGCAAGACCTCGCTGACTGGCTCGGTGACTACTATCAGTCCGGCATTGAGTACGAGTACGATACTCGCGGCAATCCCGAAATTGATGTAAATGACATCGTTTACCAAGAGAACGAGTTCCAGTCGGATATGAAAGTCAACATCTACCGACACACCGTCATTTTCAATCAGAGCTTTGCGGGTAAGGTCACGGCTCGTAGGACAGGAGGTTAAGATATGGCATGGACAACGCCTAAAACAGACTGGTACGGAGTCACAAACCCTACTGATGGGGTATATACGGGAGACAGGTTCAACGCGGTCGATTTCAACCGTATCAAGAACAATCTCACTTATCTGCGGGAGTTGGCTCTCAAGATGTATGATGAGTTCTCTATCGTCTCTCTTGGTGCTGACCGTACCTATTCGGATTACTTCTATGCTGATGAAATCAATCAGCTTGAGGAAAATCTGAAAACCATCAACAACAAAACTCTCAAGAGGTCGTATGGCAACCCTCCGACCTATGTAGCAAACGGTAACACAATGGATTTTGCAGAGCTGAATCGGTTGGAACGCGCCATACTTGACCTCTACGACAGGCTTACCAATGAGTCTGAGGGGAGAAGAATGTTTACTTGGAATTTTGGAATGAGAGGAGGAGACCTGTAAATGTCTTGGGAACTGTTACCCGTAAATTATACGGACGCTGTGTGGAGCGGTCTAAAACGATACAACACCATCACTAATGAGGACGGTACAGTATCGTTCCAAGATGTAACTGCGTACAGTAACAAGGAAACCTCGTTCTTTGGGGCGAGGGACGCAAACCGAATGAACGAAGCTCTCAATACCCTTATGTCGATGGTGGAGAACGGTTCTGACCTGTATGAAGCGTTTCAGAACTATTTTACCACACAGAAAGGGCTTTTTGAGAACGAAGCGGACTCCAAGCAGGACGGTTTTACCGCGTATATTACTGCTTTGGAAGCGGAGGGAGACAATGTAATTAACTCCCTTAAAACCGATTACCGCACGGAAATGGACACTTTTGAGAGTCAGCAACAGGCACTATTTACAACTTGGTTCGAGTTCGTCAAGAATCAGCTTGGAGAAGATGTTGCCGGAAATCTGCAAAATCAGATTACCGCTCTCGACACCAAAACGGACGGTTTTGACCCCCGCACAACTACTTTCTCTGCCGATGGGAAGACCATCACGGAAATCGACTCGGCGGGAAACAAGAAAATCGAAACCGTGTTCACTTCCGATACAGTTATCACGCAAAAGCTCTACAAGAAAGAGTCAAACGGAAGTTATTCCCTCGTAAACACTAAGACCATCACATTCAGTGCAGACGGTCTAAACATCACAGAGGAGGTAGTGTAAATGTCTTGGGCAGAAGCAAAATGGACTGTTGACAGTCTGTTGCAGAAAATCGGGCAAGCCCCGAACAACATGAGGAGCTTTATCGCATACTCGCTTTCCGCGACCAGTATCGGTTTGAAGTTTCAAGAACCCGCCGACAGCTATGACGCAAACAACAATCTGATTTGTTCCGTGGGCGGTGTAATGATTCGTATGAGCGATACTGGTTATCCTGCGAAGCCCTCTGAGGGAACGCTCGTGGTAAACAACACCAATCTCGGTGCGTATGCCAACACACCCTTTACGGTGAGCGGACTCACCAAGGGTAAAAAGTATTATTTCTCCGCGTTTCCGTATTCTGTACAGGGTGTTTACAACCTGTCGAGCAATGCGGCAAACAGAGCGGACGCTACCCCCGCCGCAGGAGAAATCGCCAATGTCACCATTTCTATTGACGATGATTCCGCGTTTTCCAGTGTGGTAGTCACCTGTGTCGATGAAACAGAGTCCGCGTCTACGCAGTCGGCAACGCTCACTAAAACGAAGAAAACAGCTTCCTTTGTAGTTCCTATCGGTCATACCTATCATATTGAGTATGGCGCGGAGGACGGGTACAGCAAGCCGGATAACACTACGCCGAAAGTTTCTGTGGCAGGTACGACCTCGAACTACACCGCGACCTACTACTACTTCACGGCTACGATTGCCGTTACTTATCCCGCAGGAGCGACCTGTACCTGTGAGTGCGGAAGTACAAAGTACACCGCCCCTAATACTTCCGGCAATCACACTTTCCAAGTGCATAATGTCGGCACATGGACAGTAAAGGCAGTTTCCGGCTCTGATACAGACTCTAAGTCAGTATCTATCACTTCCTCCGGGCAGTCTCGTAGTGTGGAACTGTCTTTCGTGAAAATTTATGGTATCAGTCGTGACATTACTGCTACCTCTCCCGCTTGGGCGAGAACGGATTCTGCTGTCGGTAAGACTGCCAAAGCCACCGTAGGCACAACGGCAGGTTCGAGTGACTTCAACAACTGTTACCCTTGGAGCGGCATTGTCCGTGAAACCCTATCCACGGGAGATGTGATGGTGAAAATACCTAAGTTTTGGTATCGCCGTTACCGTAGTGGAAATGTGGAATATCTCAAGATTGCAGATAAAGCCACGAGCGGGTTCACGCTTCACCCGGCGTTCAACCACGGCAGTGTGACAAAGGATTATATCTATGTGGGTGCTTATAAGACCACGAGTGGTAACAAGTCCGCTTCCGGCGTAAGCCCGTTGGTAAATCAGACGAGAGCGACCATGCGTTCCAACGCAAAAGCAAAGGGTACGGGTTGGGGCATTATCGACATTGCCGCGCTCTCCGCGATTCAGATGTTGATTCTCGTGGAATTTGCCAACAACAATGTGCAATCTGTCATTGGGCGCGGCTACTGTGACAGTAACAGTTCTGCCCTCAGTACAGGCACTTGCAATAATGTAAGTGGTCTCACGGGTAGACCTGCCGGAACAGACGGTAAGGTTGATGTGGTTTGGCGCGGTATCGAGGGTCTGTGGGGTAATGTATGGGAATGGGTCGATGGTGTCAACTGGAACAACGGCACTTACTATGTGTGCAATGACCCGTCCAAGTACGCGGACGATACCACTACGAACTACACCGCCCTCTCCTTTAAGGGAGCAACAAACTGGTCGAATAGCTATATCACGCAGGAGGGGATTGATACGGGTAGCAATCCTCATGTCATGCTCCCGTCTGCCGCAGGTAGTGGTAGCGAAACAACCTACGATTGTGACGCTTGTTGGTCGAGTTCGGGTTGGCGCGTCTTCAGACACGGCGGGAGTTGGGGCGATGGCTCGGGCTGCGGTCTCTTTGCGGCTTTTTTGCACTATGGCTCGTCCGATT